TGCCGGACAGGTAGCTTTTTTTGTCGTTACAGTACTAGTCCAGGGCCAAAATTTTACGGCTGGTTGATCAATCATATGTGAAGACATTCTAATAATTAAGTTTGTTGGTATTGTGTCGGAATCTAGATCTTTTAAAAATTGTGCTTCTCGAGTCGGCATCCAGTGCTTTGTATCCGGCGTTAATCTACAGACTTCAAATATATTTTGTAAGTGCTTGTCGCTTTGAAGGTCGCCGGCGTCGTGCCATCTAAAGTACTTGTGCTTCTTAATAAGTGTTGCCATGGCAGTCACCCATGCTGGTCGCTTGAGGCTTTTAAACCTTCGCTCCAGGGCTTCCTCGACTTTTGGAAATCTTTTATAGTTGCCCTTCAGGGCATAGCAGCTGGAACATACAGAATTTTTTACATTGCGCAGTCGAGCGCCTGTAATGCAGCGGCTGGCTGGTGTATTGTAACTAGGACCAGGCATCTTGGAGGTATAAGTCAGGCCACCGGTTATTTTAATTGCTTCTTTTATTAACATAAAATCTTATACCCTTTAAATGTGGCGAGCTTGTGGCTTGCCGTTTCGCGGTCCGCGCTTGCTGCTTGCTGATCCGGGTATCCTGAGGCTTGGAGCTTGAAGCTTCTGGCCGTTGATCGCGATCCGCGGGCCATGTCTGGCCCATCCATTGCTCATGATCTTTAATTCTAAAGCAATGGTTGCCAACTGCTGCGGTGTTGCGTGACTTACTTCTAATTTAAATTGTTTCATCGTCATCCTCTTCGTCAGGTGTTTCAAATGCATAAAAGACATGATCTCTATCTACTCGGTCTCTAATCCACATGACTGGACACTTGTCCAGCCAGTCATGGAATTCTTCAGACATTGGGCTAGCTTTCATTTTTTATCTTCTCCATTTTTTCCATATCCTTCTTAACTAGTCTCAGGATCTCTTCCATTGCGTCCGCTATTCTTTTTAATTGTATTGTATCCATAATATATCCTTTCTATACTTATCCTACATCATCCTAGACTCACTGTCAAGCTTGAAGCTTGCTGCTTGAGGCTTTCATCTTTTATAATTTTTTACTTTAGAATGATTCTAAAGTGGGCCAAGCACGTCACGCCGAACGCGCTAGGTAGTGAGAGGCACTTGACCCCAGATCACTCGGTATTAGCCAGAACACGTCTAGAACTCTGGTAGCTGTTACCGCCCAAGTGATCAGGGCTCAAGTTAGGCCAAGTTCTTCCCAACAGCAATTGCATGCATTGCGCCAGTAATAACTTGACCCCAGATCCATGTAGAGCGCCCGCCTCGGGCCATCACGAGTTGATCAAACTCTTCTCACATGGATCAGGGCTCAAGTTTTAATCGTCAAACCAAACGTCTTTAATAATCATATACAATAAAAAGCCAAAGCCCAATATCGGTATGAGAAATATACTATCCACTATCATGTTACTACTTTCCATATGATATAAAACAGAATACCCATAAATATTGTTGTTTTTATATTCATAATTATTAATCTATTTAACATAATATCTTATATAATGATTGACAATGCTTTGTCAATAGCTTATTTTAATTAAATAACAGAAAGATATAATATGAATGAACCATTTAAATTAGATGTGTATTTTATGATAAGATACTATGCTAAAAAACACAGCAAGACAATTACAAGACGTGCCAAATGGGATGAGAATTGTAGAACTTGGACATCACAAAAAGGTGACAAATGTTTGTGCTACTATGATGTTGATGCAGATACGGGCAACAAGTATAGAACAGCAGTAAATTACGAGGTGCTAGCATGATTGAACTATTTTTAATAATAACAATAGCCTTAATATTAGTAGCTAGAGTATGGAGTGACCAGGGATAACATTAAACACTTGACCTCAGTTATATGATAATGTAGGATAACTATATGAATACAATTACATACAATGACAAGACCTACAAGATACCAAAGCCATTCAATGAATGCTTCTTCGGTAAAGAACCAACAAAAGAAATAACATTAACTAATAGATTTAGTGGAGAGAGTGCAACTGTTCCAGCGTTTGCAGTTGCTATCTATGATACTATCATTGGTGCTGAACGTATCCAAGATTATACCTTAATGCAAAAGGGATTGACTTGGTTTCAAAAGAACTTCATCAAACAATACTACACATTATTAGATTAGTTAAACATAATAACCAGCGCCCCTTCGGGGCGCTGGTTAGGGGAGCGCAAAAATTTCGCGCCCGCCTCGCTTCGCTCGGCTTCGCAGCCCTTACCACACATAATCAATAGAGGTACCAAGTCGATCTCCAACTTTGCTCACGGATCAATATATAATAGCCTTTAAAAAAAAGGGGTCCCACAACTTGGGGTTATAATGCTTGATTTAGATGGTTTTAACCGCTAAAATCATTATGGTACCATTTATGCAGATAAATCTAGAAAAAATAAAAAAATTACCACCTGATGTAAGAAAAGAATTTTATAAGATGTACCTTAAGTATGGTGAAAAAAAGAAACAGTCTCTAGCCCAAAAAAATTTTCTAAGTTTTGTAAAGCATATGTGGCCTGACTTTATAGAGGGGCCCCATCATAAAATTGTTGCAAAAAAATTTAATGAAATCGCTGAGGGTAAACTTAAGAGACTTATTATCAACATGCCACCGAGGCATACAAAATCTGAGTTTGCTTCATCCCTGCTGCCTGCTTGGATGATCGGAAGAAATCCAAAACTTAAAATAATTCAAACGACCCATACCGGTGAACTGGCTATTAAGTTTGGTCGTAAAGCAAAAACACTGATTGATTCACCCGAGTATCAAGAAATTTTTTCAACACGACTCAGAGAAGATTCACAAGCCGCAGGTAAATGGGAAACCGCACAAGGAGGCGAGTATTTCGCTTCAGGTGTCGGTGGTGCTATTACGGGACGGGGTGCAGATCTTTTAATCATCGATGATCCACACTCGGAGCAAGATGCATTGAATCTTGGAGCACTAGAGCGTGCTTATGAGTGGTATACTTCTGGACCACGACAACGTTTGCAACCGGGCGGAAAAATTGTCTGTGTTATGACACGTTGGAACACCAAAGATTTAACAGGCATGCTTATGCAAGCACAAAAAGAAGCAAAGGCTGATAAATGGGAACTTATCGAGTTTCCGGCTATTATGCCTAGTGGTAAACCCGTATGGCCGGAGTACTGGAAGCTAGATGAGCTAGAAACCGTCAAAGCTTCATTATCACTGGGTAAATGGAATGCGCAATGGATGCAAAATCCAACTTCAGAAGAAGGAGCGATTATCAAACGGGAATGGTGGAAGAAATGGGACCATGATCACATGCCCAAGCTCGAACACATTATACAATCTTACGATACAGCTTTCATGAAAAAAGAAACAGCCGATTATTCTGCTATTACCACGTGGGGTGTCTTTAGAGAAAATGAGGACAAGCCACCTAATTTAATACTTGTAGATTCTTTTAAAGCACGATTAGAGTTTCCAGAACTTCGTAGAAAAGCAAAAGAACAGTATGATTATTGGCAACCCGAGACGGTTTTAATTGAAGCCAAGGCTTCTGGACTGCCTCTGACTTATGAATTACGGAACATGGGCATACCAGTTATTAACTTTACACCCTCAAAAGGAAATGATAAGCATACACGAGTAAACGCAGTAGCCCCTTTATTTGAAAGTGGCACTATATGGGCGCCCACTCACAAAGAGTTTGCACAAGAGGTTATTGAGGAATGTGCGGCATTTCCGTACGGAGATAATGATGACCTTGTGGATTCCATGACACAAGCGGTAATGCGTTTTAGACAAGGTGGACTAATACCTCATCCTGAAGACTATAAGGATGAAAAAATTATACGAACTAAGAGGACTTATTACTAATGTACAAACTGATATTCGAACAATTCCTACAACAATTTATTAAAGCAGTTGGTCGAAGACCACAAACAACAAAAGAACTAATGTCTATTCAAGATGATGTGGTAAGATATATTAATAAAACAAAAGGCGTTCCTGGGAAAAAATCAACACCCCCTTCATCTCCTTTTCAAGGTTTTAAACCAACCGTTATTCAAGGTGGTAAATCAAAAGAAGGAATAACAAGCATTCCTGTAAATAAACAAATTCAAGATTTAAAAACTTTTGAACGAGAAGTAATCGACGAGCTTAATGCTCCAATAAAACCAGATCTTAAAGTGGTACCAAAATTTTCTAAAAAAGACAGAATTTTACAAATAGACGATGAACTAGAAAAACTTGTAGCGAAAGAAGGTAAGTACGGGAAGATGAATCGTAACGATAGAGAAGACTTAATGATTAAGCTTCAAGATGAAAGCAGCACGCTTCAAGATAAAACTTTATTCAAAGATTCACCAGAAGCAATTGCAAAAATTAAAGCTGATAATAAAGCAGCAGTTGAACGTTTAAAAAAGAAAAAGACTGTAGAAGATTTTAGCGATGATGGCGACTTTGATCCAGGTGGAATGGCATCTGGCGGCATCGCAGGACAGCTCCATTTAAATGAAGGTGGCCGTGTGCCAATGATCTTTGGTGGATCGGCAGGATTAAAGGCAATGATTCAAACAATAAAAGCCGCACTTAATAAGGGGAGAAAAACAAAGGTTAAAACACTTTTTCCTAAGTATTCTGTCGAGGAAAAAGAATTACTTAAATTAGGTGAAAAATATTTACCACGAGACTCAGCAACTTTGGCTGCAAAAGAAACTGCCGGAAAAGCTGAAGGCGTTCAGGTTCTTATAGATAGACTTAAATTTGATAAAAAAATTCTGAAAAAAATGGAAGAAAACAAAGCCATGAATGATCCAGGTTTGGATTTTATGATGAGACATCTTGAAGATACAATGTACCCTTCTCACCTTAAAAAATACACAAATATTGACAAAGACGTTTTGCAGATGGAAACAATTAAAAAGAATTTACTTATGAAAGATCGAAAACTAAACGCTGAAGGCGGCAGAGTTAGTCTATCTAAAGGCGGCCTGGCAAATATTTTAGGAGTCTAATGGACATACTTACCTATATCAATCGCATGAATCAAATATATGGTAACGAGCCCGCGCCCGCTCGTTATAACACTCAGCAGTATCTGCAAGGTGGAAGAGTCGGGTACCAAGGTGGACAGCTCGTGGAACACGGACCAGGGAGACAGGGGTATGGTGGAGATTCTGTTAAAGAATTTACCATGAAAAAAGAAAAATACATAACTAAGAATGGTAAAGTGGCCTATAAACCTTTTGATGTTGTAGCAGATACACCCGAAGCGAAAAAAAAACTTGCCAACTTTGCAAAAGAATATAGACGTTTTAAAAGCTTTCCTCCAACAAGTGCAGCAGCAAAACAAGCTGGTGTTTTAGGAACTAGAGCTCTTTATAATAAATACTTTAAAGATTCTTTTAAATATAAAACGTATAATAAAAGTTTGCTTTCTATTTTTAAGAAAAAATATTCAGATAGTAAAGCAAACCCTCTTAAAGCAAGTGATGTAAAATTTGACGTAACAAATCCTGGAATAAATGAAAAGCAAGCTAAAAGACTACGAAAAAGATATGACCTAGACCCTAAAAGACTGAAAGAATCAGCAAGAAAACTAGCTGGTAGAACAGGAGACTTAAGTGTTGGAATACATCACGGAATGGGCTTAAATACTGAAACACTAGGTACTTTAATTGCAGATGAGGATTTTGCTGGAGCTAAAGGAACGACTAAAAGTACAACGGCCGAAAGAGCTTTAAGAAGTTTTGAAAATCAAATTGATGAGTTAAAATTAAATAAACCGGCTGAATGGCAAAGAAAATCAGACAAACTTATGGCTAAACTTAACCGATTAAAAAAAGGAAAAGAAGTAGACTATTCATTTATATCAAATAAAGGAAATAGAATAAATAGAAAAGTAAAATTTACACCACAGCAATTGGGTCTATATGGATTTAAGGCGGATACTTCTACAGGGTTCAAGGGATTAGATAAATCTCAAACGGTTGCTTTTAAAGCTGGAGTTTCTGATGAGCTAGCAAATAAACCTCTTAGTCAATTGAACAAGGCCGAACAAGAAAAAGCAATAAATGCCATCGCTAAAGTTTTAAAAAAAGCTGATATTAGATGTGGCCAAGCTAAAGGAATTAATTGCAGTGACCCAAGAGCCTATATTAAATCGATAAATGAACTAAAAGCAAAAGCAGCTCTTGGAGATAAAGCTGCTTTAGGTAAATTTAGAAAAGTTGCCAATGCTATGCGTAAATTTAAAGGAGCTGCAGCATTTACAGGTTGGGGTCTTTTAGCAGAAGTAGGTTTTGCACTTCCTTTTGCAGCTATGGATTATGCAGATGGAAAATCTACAGCTCAAATAATAAATAATGCTTCTTTTGGCTTATTTGGCATGAACGAAGAAGAGGAATCAGTTTCTTTTTTACCGGAGGGTTCTCTTGGTGGAGCTACACCTTCACTTTTAAGAGCTGGTGAAAAAATTGACCGATTAACACAAACACCTGTTCTTGAAGGGCCTCGAAATGAGTATCTTGGTTACAAAGAACGTATTTTTCCACAATCTCGAATGGGCATGGATCAAGCTAAATTTAAAAAACGTCAAGCAAAAGTTATACCTGACGCAAAATTAGATTTTACAGATAAACTTGCACCTTTTCTTGAGGGACCTCGAAATGAATATTACAATCAAGAAAAAGCAGCTAAAGCTTTTAGTGATTTTGCAACAGCTGAAGCTAAACTAAAAGCAGATGAATTACAAAGAGCTAAAGAAAGCGTAGCAACACCTTTTGAAGGTATAGAATTTAAAAAAGGCGGCCGTGTATCTTTTGCAGGTGGTGGCATGGGAAGGCGAGCTTTTCTAAAACTTCTTGCTGCTCTTGGCATTGGTACTGCGACTGCAGGAACAGGACTTATAAAATTAAGTGGTAAAACCATTGGTAAAAAAGTTATAGCTAAAACAGGCGTGGACATTGTATCGAGCACACCGGGTATGCCAGACTGGTTTCCAGCTTTAGTAAACAAAATTATAAAAGAAGGTGATGATGTAACTGCAAAACTTGCGACACAAGAACGACAAGTTGTTCATACTAAAAAAATAGATACAGGCTCTGCTTCTCCAGACGAGGTTACTATTTATAGAGATTTAGATACAGGAGATATTCGAGTTGAAGTAGATTCCGTATCCAATATGGGTGGAGATCGAATTCAATTAGATTATAAAGCTCCATTCAAAACAGGCCCATATCCAGGTAAAAGCGCAGGTAAAAAAACAAAACCAGAATTTTCAGCTGTGGAATCCGAACCTCGTGTTACGACTTGGGAGGGAGATATAGAGATGGATGGAGAAAATATAGTGGGCAGTGTAGATGACTTATTTTCAGATACAACAAAACTTAAAAATTATGCTAAAGGTGAAAAACCAACAATGCAAGATATTGTAACTCGTAAAAGAAAAACAGATAAAATTGAAGACATACATAAAAACCCATCAGAGCAACTTGATTATGTAGAAAATAAAGAAGGTATGACTATAGATGATTTTATTGATGAAGACGCAAGGGTAATGGGCGAAATTGGTAATCCCGATACTAAAGGAATGAATCTTCCCGATAAAAAAATCAAAAAAGCATCAGGTGGCCGTGTTAATTATGACAGCTATCTTCCAGGAATAGACGAGTTAGACTAATGGCTATCAGTAGATCCAGTTTCAGTAAGATAACAGCAACACCCCCTTTAAAAGGGCCAAACTCAAAAGGCTTGAATATTAAGACTAAACAAGCTACAAACATAACAGCGGAGAAATTAAATGGCAGAAATAGACAAGATATTACCAAACGTTTCACAAGACGTAAATCTACCTAGTGCTTCTAAAGTTGCTTTAGAACAGCAACAACAAATGGCTGAACAAATGAAACAGCCATCAGAATTACAACCCAATGAAGATGGTAGTGTTGATGTGAATTTGGGTCCTGAAAATTTACAGGTTGGACCGGATCAAGGTCACTTTTCGAATTTAGCAGAAATGCTACCGGATGATGTTTTAGATCCGTTAGGCAATGAGCTTTACAACAATTATACCGATTACAAAACATCCAGAAAAGATTGGGAACGATCTTATACATCAGGATTAGATTTACTAGGATTTGATTATGCTGACAGAACAGAACCCTTCAAAGGCGCATCAGGTGCCACGCATCCTGTACTTGCCGAAGCGGTAACACAGTTTCAATCGTTAGCTTATAAAGAATTATTACCATCAGGCGGACCGGTACGAACACAAATTATTGGAATGCCAACACCACAAAAAGAATCACAGTCACAACGTGTTAAAGATTACATGAATTTTCAAATCATGGATCAGATGAAAGAATACGAAGCTGAATTTGATCAAATGTTATTTTATTTACCTCTTGCAGGATCAGCATTTAAAAAAGTTTATTATGATGACATTATGCAAAGAGCGGTATCCAAGTTTGTACCTGCAGATGATTTAGTAGTTCCTTATACTGCAACTTCACTGGACGATTGCGAATCCATCATTCATGTGATTCGTATGACGGAAAATGATTTAAGAAAACAACAAGTCGGTGGTTTTTATAGAGATTTAGAACTTAACCCTTCTTACATACAAGAAACAGATTCACAGAGAAAAGAAAGAGAACTTGAAGGAGCAACCAAAGGTCGAGACGATCGTATGTTTACGATTTTTGAATGCCACGTGAATTTAGATTTAGAAGGATTTGAAGATCAAGGACAAGACGGACAGCCTACAGGAATTAAGTTGCCTTATGTTGTAACGTTAGAAGAAGGCACAAGAAAAGTATTATCCATTCGTAGAAACTATGAAATGAACGATCCTAAAAAAGATAAAATTGAATATTTTGTTCATTTTAAATTTTTACCAGGATTAGGTTTTTATGGTTTTGGTTTAATTCACATGATTGGTGGATTATCAAGAACAGCAACCGCTGCACTCAGACAACTGTTAGATGCAGGAACTTTATCGAATTTGCCCGCAGGATTTAAAATGCGTGGTATTAAAATGAGAGACGAAGCACAAGCTATACAACCCGGAGAATTTAGAGACGTGGATGCACCAGGAGGTAATCTAAGAGATGCCTTTATGACACTTCCATTTAAAGAACCATCTCAAACACTATTACAACTTATGGGGGTCGTAGTTTCTGCAGGACAAAGATTCGCTTCCATAGCGGACCTGCAAGTAGGCGATGGGAATCAACAAGCAGCAGTGGGTACGACCGTAGCTATGTTGGAGAGAGGTTCAAGAGTTATGTCAGCCATACACAAAAGATTGTATGCTGGTATGAAAAGAGAATTTAATTTATTAGCAAGAGTATTCAAACTTTATCTACCACCCGTATATCCATACGATGTTGTTGGAGGACAAAGACAAGTTATGAAAATGGACTTTGACGACCGCGTAGATATTCTGCCAGTTGCCGATCCTAATATCTTTTCACAGACACAGCGTATCTCCCTTGCGCAGACGGAATTGCAATTGGCA